AAAAGGAAACTGCGGGGCCGGAGCCCCGCAGATATTGCCTGATTACTGCTTCTGCTGACGCGACCGGATCATGGCCAGGATATCCTGGGCACTCTGGCCACCTGCGGCTGCTGCTGCGGGCTTTTTGACCGGCTCAGCTGCGGCTGCGGGTTCATCAGCTTCAAAGGGCGGATCTTCGGCAGCGGGTTTGGCTGCGGGTGTGGCCTTGGCTTCGGGAGCCGCGGCATCAGCATCGGCTGCTGCACCACCCGGTGCTGCCACACCTGCGGGACGGAAATACTGACCCCAACGTTCGATGTCGTAGGGTTTGCCATCCACGCTGGCTTCGAACATTTCCTTGATGACTTTCATCTCGACCTCACCCGGCTTCTTGGGCAAGAACGAGCTGAGATCAAACAAGCCATTCTTGGCGATAGCCTCTTGTTCCTCGGCCGTGAGTGCCGATTCCTTGCGGCTCCACTTGCTGGTGTTGTAATCAGCAAAGCCGCCCTTGGTGGTCTTGGTGATAGTGAAATCCAGACCACGCATGACGTCGGTGGGCAGTTCTTCCAACTCGGGATCCATGAGAGCCGATTTGATGATCTGGAAGATCTGGGGGCCGATAATGAATCTGCGGATGGGATTTTCCGGGGTCTTGTCGTCGCCCAAGGGATTCTTGCGCACGAAGCCTTGGAAGATGTAGCTGCGTTTCTTCCAGTACTTACGACCCATGTCCTCAAGGCTCTTGTCCTTGAACCAGGTGCGCACTTCGCTCAAGATCGGGCAAGTGTCGCCCCACATCTCGACGCAGGGTACCTGCACCATGACTTGTTTGGTATCAGCCTCACCTTTGACTCCGGCAAAAGGCAAACGGATCATGGCCCGTTCGGCCCAGAAGAATGTGTTTTTGCTGTTACCATCGGGAAGGAAGCGTAGAACACAAGATTGCCCCTCCTCAAGATTCCAATGCGGGTAAATGTCGCTAGATGCAAACGAGTTACCACCTTGTTTGTTTTCTGCTGCCTGTAGACGTGCGCGAATTTCTGATAAAGATGCCATAGTAGTTTCTCCTAAAAAGTTGCCTATGTTTGCTGCCTATCTAACTAGATTAGATTTTTGCCTGTGACACAAACAAAAAGGCGCATCACTGAAACAGTATATGCGCCTTGAGTTGCAGTGTCAATAGTATTTAGTCTACTTTGACAAAGCTAGTGTTTTTATTCTCGCCAGATCTTCGTAAAAGCTATCCGTTACCGCGCCGCGATGATCCATGGCATCGGTTGAGTCTTCGTTTGGTCCCACGAACGTGGCCAGATTGTCACCTTCGGCTAGCGGGCCAAAATTGTGTTCCGCAAATTGAACCGCTTCATCCAAAGAATCAAATGGGCCTTCGACTTCATAACCACGGCTGTAATCTTTGTGTATCCAGGTCATTACATCCTGTACAGTTAGGTAACTCATGAATGTATGTCCGCCCCAGCCATAGGGCTCTTTACCCTGCCCACGACCACAACGCCAACGGCCACCACGTTTGCTGATCTCGCCCACAAAGGTTGAATCGTCATCAATGTTGTATATTGCTACAAAGAAGCTGCCTTGTTCATTGTTATCTTCATCGTCTACCGTGTAGCCTTCGGCCACATCCAAAGGTTCATGACCAAAACGTTTAGCATCGGCAGCGGTCATTACGGTATGGATATTTTTGCCGCTACTGTCAATCTTATCAGGACCAACTACCACAAAGGGTTTACCATGCAGCTTGGCCATCTCGTCGCGGGTTTTCATGGCCAGCTTCTTTGCATCCGGACCATGGTGTTGACCAATGTATTCCATTTCTCGGGAGCCTTCCGCCACACCTTGCTCTTTGATCTTGGCCATGAGTATGCCACTGGGACTTTCGTGATCACCGCGATTGGCTTTCTTGTAAACTCTTTTGCCTGTGTTGGGACTTACATAGTAGTCACCGTTTTTGTCTTTGCCAATTACCTTGATTTTGTATCGGGCACCGCCGAAGCCTTCTGCCACACCTTGTTCTTTATCTGTACCTTGATAATGGCGTAACGCTTGTTCCTGGGATCCACCTTTTTTGAGTATGTCAGCTGCTTTACGAGCCCGATCCACCATCTTGTTCGCATAGGCTTGATTGGCCGGTGTGCCTCGTTGGCCATCAGCTTCGTGCTTCTTTGCCAACTTTTCATAGTAATCTGGAGTTAGTTCGCCGGCGCCTTCGGTCACGGGCGGTTGGGGCGGTGCCGCTGGTGCTGCGGGTACAGGTGCTGCCGGTGTTGCCGCGGCGGGTTCTGCGGCCGGTGCTAGTTCAGGCGCGGGTTCTGGCTGCTGCTGTGCCGCGACCTCGGCATCACCTACATCGATACCTTTTTCTTCTAACCAGGCCCGGATGACTTCGCGGGCATCAGCATCGGCGCTGTTCTCGACGCTGAGAGTTATGAGTCGATCCTTGAGCTGTTCAAAATCCTCGTTGTCTTTTTCGTCCTCGGCATCATAACCTATGATGTCTTCCAACTCAGGTATGACATTCATACCCTCGGCACCAACTGGCAATTCAGGCTGGGACAAAAGTTCTTGCAGTCGTCGTTGGGCTTCGCGATTGCTGGCGAGATCATCAGCACCTTCTGCCACTTGATTGATCCAGTTTTCAAATATTTCGGCTTCTTTCATGGCAGATCCTTGTATACGTGCTAGAACTGGTAGGGCTTGCTCGATGCGCTGATCCAGAGTTTGTTCTACGAATAGGTTCTTGAGATCTTCCACTAGGGCATCACTCTGTGCGGATTCATCGGGTGCCCAGGTCTCAAAATAGGTACTGTAACCACGGCTGGTGGCCAGGCTATGTAGATTCTCGCGCAGGTTCTGATAGTACACATCAGCACGGGAAGCGATCTCTTGGGTCACGCCTTCCAGCACACGGCCCTGGCTGGCCCTGCGGAAACGGCTCAGGATCTTGGCTTCTTGCACCATGTTGGCTATGTGTGAGCCCCGGATATCATAGGGACGACCACCCTGGCGCACATGTTCCAGCATGGCCCGACCACCAACGAGGCTTTCAAATGGCAAGCGGAAACGCTCACCGTCCTGGGTCTCGATAAACAGGGCCTGTATCTGGCGATGCCGCGCATCATTCTCGCCCAGCGGGCGTTTGTGGCGTATCATGAGCCGGGCTTGTGTAGCTTCGCCCATGTAGCTGACCTGGCGCGTACCGTAATAACCCTCGAATAGACCCTCTCGGATCGCGGCCATGCCGGCCTGGTAATGCTTGAGTTGATTGATGTTTAGCGGGCTAAATGTATTGAATCCGTTGCGTACCGAGAATTGGGCCAGCTGATGCAGGAACTCAAACCATTCATCTTTGTCGGGATTTTCCATGCTTTTGCCCATGCTATCCCCAAAGAATAGCTGTAGCTGCTGATCGTCGCCGAGGATTATTACAGCGGTGCCGTAATCCTTGCCGCTGCTGCTTTTGTAGTCAAATTTTATGATCTTGGCGTCGGCTGGGGCGATATCTCTTCCGGTGCTGGGATCCTTGGTCACGGGATCAAATCCCCGGGTCACCAGGAGATCGTATAATCTTTGGGATGTTGTTTGAGTTTGGGCCATAGTGCTGTATTTAGCGGAGCACAGCGAAGAAGGGCAGCGGAGCCACTATAACATCGTTGTGGTCTTTCATGTGCTGATCTAGTTCGGCATGATAGCTTTGCAGCATCATCAACATGCGTATAGCCAGCACTGTGCTCATGACTAGATCATCGGTTTCCCCGGGTTTGGCTGCATAGCTAGTGCCATGCGCCACAAACGTTTTTAGCTCGCTGATCAGGGGTTTGCTGTGTATGATCATGCGGCGGCCTTCCAGCATGACTTTGAGTTTGTTACAGGCCGTGATTTTGGCCTTGGGCGTGGTGTTGAATCCCTTGCGCCGGCGGCGTGGCCCAATGGTGCTGTTGTCCGACAAGAAATAGCCCTGGATATTTTCTTCACCATACTCAGATATCGAGATCAGCGCAGCTTCACCTATGGTGTTGTTTTCTACCGAATAGTAGATGCTTTCGGGATCTTTTATTACCGAGTTGATCTCGCGTATAATATCGGCCAAGATACGTATCTGTTCGGGTATAGTGGTACGATTATGTTGCCATTCGGCCACTTGCTCGGTGGTGCCGGCCTCAAATACTTGGATAGCCGCGGGATCACCACCGGTGCCCAAGCTGGGATCCAAGGACACCACATAGATGCTACCTGGACGTATATCACGATACCAACGCACCTGTCCGGTTTTACGTATGGGTTCGCGACCCTCGAGATCGATCAACGTGGTAGGTGCTATCAGTGTTTCATCATTGATGATGAACTCGCAACCAATCTCACGACGGAATCTATCATCACCCAGCTGGGCTCGTTGTTCATCGGCCCATTTCTGATCGCGCTCGGGATGCTCATGCCAGTAGCTGCGGAAGGCCTTGAATCCATTGATGCCTAGCTCGGTGGTATTACCAAACTCATCGGTACACTTGTTGGCACCTTTCCAGAGAAAAGCAAACTGGTCTTCGTCGGAGTTGGGTGTGCTGGTGATGATGCATTTACCGCCTGTGGCCAGCGTGGGTGATATTGAAGTCCAGAATTCCCGGGCTATGGTGGGTCGCACGAATGCGAACTCGTCTGAATATAGCAGTGAGATACTCATACCCCGGCCTGTGGTTTCAGTCGTTGTCTGGCTCACTATGCGGCTACCGTTTTCAAAATCTAGGCTGCCTTTGTTGTAGCTGGTACATCCGGCCCTGATATGGTTTGGACACAGCTCATAGGCATAGCGTATGCGCTGCATGATTTCCTGGGCACCGGTATATTTGTGTGCAGCTATCAGGATAGTGCTATCTGGCACGAACATGGCGTACCACAGCAGATAACCCGCGGCCGATGTAGACTTACCGGTCTGGCGCGGCATAAGACTGATGCTGTTGCGATAGTTGTGGTAGGTATTGATCAACCGTTTCTGATAGTCAAAGGGATGATATACCATCTTGCCCCGGGTGGGATGCTGGATATAAAAGAAGTTATCCAGGAAATACATGGGACCGGTCACGGGATCTGCGCATAGCGCGAATTCCGTGATCTCTTGCTCGGTATATCGCTCACGGCGGTGAGGACTCTTTACCAGTACTGTTTCTAACTGATTGCGTTGCATACCGTTATTTACGATGCTTTAGCGGAAAGCAAACCGAAATCCCGTGGCCTGTTCCACAGTTTCCAGCGTGACCTGATATTTTGGTAGATCTGCCACCGGTAGGGCGGTATTGGAAAACATATACGCCACGGTTTGATTGTTGGCTTTGTTGTGCAAGACTTTGAACAAGCGAGTGGGTATGCCCAGTCCATTGCCGGTGACTCGATATCCGGGGTCAAATATACCGCCCGAGATCACGTACCAATCACCGCCGGCCTCGGCCCAGCCACGTTCCCAGGTCTCTAGCTGTTTCCAGATTCCGCGGTTGTTGTTGGCCACCTGGGCTACCATGTTTGACAGGAAAAAGCTTTCGCTCATGATCTCGTCAGTTTGGGTATTGTTGCCCGCTGGGGCCATGTGCCCGCGATCATGTGTCTTGCCCACTGTGGCATAGTCGGCCAGCGTGGCCTGGCATTGTGCTGTGACTGCGGGATCGGCCCGGAAATTGTCTTTGCGCTTGGCCGGGCCCGAGAAAGATGCCGGGGTCAAATGTTCAAACACAGCCACCGGTGCTTTGACACTGCAACGGTGTATCACTGCATAGTTGGTCTTGCACAGCTCTTGATCGCCGGGCTCGGCCTGATAAGCAGGTGTGCCGTGACTAGTAAATTGCGGGCATTGTGCGTTGATCTGTGCCCAGACCAAGGTCGGGGCAAATACTAGAGCTAAGAAAATTTTGTTCATGTTATATCTCAAAAAATCCCACGGTACCACCCAATTTCACGTTGTTGTTGTCCGGGGTGACAGCTATACATAATATGT